CCATCCTGATACTTGGTAGTGATGGGTCCCACAGTTTCTTGCGCGATCTGCTGTGTAATTACAGCATTAATATTAAAACCAGCATCCATCTGTATAGCAGCTTCCAGTTGTGCCTTCTTTAGACGTGCTGGAATATCTGTACCTTTGATTATAAAACCGTCACAGATCAAGTAGATAGGGTAGGTGTAATAAGGAGCAAACGTTACAACTCCTATAGGCACAGGATTGTAAGGAATACGCGGCCATTGTAATGACTGTGTTTCCGTACCTTTATTTCCTATGAACAACTTTGTTTCTAACCAATCTGTAGCCTGTACAAGCAGTTGAGTTGTAGGGTTGTTTAGGGTGATGCTCCGCGCCTCAGCATACAGCACTAATTCATTATCAGTGACATAACTGTTCGCATTTGCTACCCCTGTACCGTCCTCCAGAACAACAGCCATAAGCTACTCCTAGACAGTTGCTTTTTTCTTCACATTCCAACCAAGCTGCGACCAATAACTAGCTTCAGTATGATGCACTTCAGCAGTATGAGGTAAGGGTTCAGGTTCACTGCGATACATCAAAATTCGAGGATGCCCATCGGGAAACACCGTATCTGAAATACACCAGTCAGCAGGAACATTATGTTCACTATAATCAGGTGCAGTTTCAGTCTCAGCAGGAGCACTATCTTCAGCTTTGCTGTCCACATTGGTAGTTGTTATAGGAACATCTTCAACTGGAGCTAGAGCCGGAGCAGTACCCCATGCAGGTACAAAATCTTCAGGTGCTACCGCATCTTTTACACTTGGCATTTAAAATCTCCTTAGAGCAGAATAGCCTCTGCTTTACACACTTTACTTAGAAACTTACAACTAGGGTTTATACCTACCCTAGCAACAGGCATGAATGACGCGGCGCGATCATAGACACACCCCATGCCAGGCCAATTTCAAAACTTTCCTGACGATATCCCTTGTAATGTCTAACTTCAAAAGAGATACCTGAACGTTCGTCAGTAATAATTGTTGAATCTACAGCCATATCACCAGTCTTCGGAACAGCAGGAGCACGCATCGCAACAACAATAGCAGAACTCGCAAAAGCCATATTAGGAGTATACGAAGCACCTACAGTAAATGCGGCATCATCAGCAACCGCCACACGTAAACCTGGTTCTGCAATCGTTAAAGATCCAGCACTTAGTGCAGTCGTAACTACGTATTTATTACCATCCGCAAAGTAGATGTAGTCACCGGCTAAAATAGTTCCAGAACCTACGTCTACAGCCATAGTTGTCGTACCTACGGGATAACCTCCAGAATTGTTAACTACGTAGCTTGTTCCTGTTCCGGCAGTTGTAGGTAGAACTTTAGACGATTCACGGATTTCAAAGCCGGACAAATTGATCAAAGTACCTTGGCGCTGAATGGAAGTAGTCCCCGCTTCATTCGCTTTCGTTAACTGTGCAAGACTACGTAACTTAGCACCTGCTGTCGTATCGATAACCAACTTTAGATCACCTTCAGGAGCACCGTTATCCTTGAGGATTTTTAAGACTTGGCAGAACCTGAAAGGTCTGAAGCAAAAGGTGTAGTTCCAGATGTTCCGTAAGCACGTGAAGCCTGAGCAAACAAGGCAGCAATATCTGTTTCAACTTCATTTGTCAGGGTACGCATAACTTGCACAAACTGATCACGGAGTATTGGATCTACACCAAAACCCCCCTCAACAGATAAAATTTCTTCACCCGTCCATGGTATCCCGATAGAACGCGACTTAGTAATCGTAAGTGTCTTGTTTCCAATAGTTTGGCCGGAAAACGAAGGCACAGTGCTTGCCGGTACAATATCCGAAGCTGTGACCGTAGGTGTGACGAATGTGCGGATAGTTTGATTTAGCGCAGCACGTTGACCTGTTGCATCAAGTGTCACAGAAGGAATAAACCCAACTTGTTCACGCGACACTACATCTAGTGCGGAAAACAGTAAGGGTATAAGGTTGGTTAAAGTATTAGCCATTTGACTGCCTCTCAAACATAAATAATAGAATTAACTATTTGAGAGGCCGTTAGCCTATATGGATGCGGTGCGCTCTCGTCTAGTCTTTAGCAAAAGACCAACCGGAACCCTGTCTCATTCTTGCCGCTTTTTCATGTGGAGGTAGGGCTTCGTATTGTTCTCTTGTCATAACTTTTCCACCAGAGGCCCCACCCCGCGCACCAGAAGCCCCGCCCCCAGAACGCTGCGAACTTTTCAGTAAGCTGGCATATTGATTATCATTATTAACCTCTTTCTTGAGATCGTCAAGCGAAGCGAGTGTTTCCCTACCTTCTTCATCTAAGACAATATATTTTTTGTTCTCAAGATCATAAGACAATCTATTCTTAATTAATTTAGCTAAAAGTACCGCATCTCCAGGACGAGCAACATCTGTAAGTTCACGAGCTAATTTATCAGCAGCGCCTTCAGCTTTATCTGAAATATATTGACGCTGAATGTTAGTGTACGCCTCATCTTTTTCTTTTATTGCAGCCTCTTTCTGCTCAAGAAGAGCTTGTAAGTTTCCCTCCTCTCTCGCTTTTTGTTCTTTGATCTTACGTGCATCCTCAGCTAATTTTCGTGCATCATCCTTAGCTTTCTTAGTCTCGCTTAATGTCCTGTCTTTCAAAGCAAGCAACTCATCTCGATCTTTTTTAAGCTCTTTGAACTCTGCAACAAAAGCTTTCAGATCTAATTTATCAATATCAATCTCATCGGCATTATCAGTGTTCGTACTTCCAGTGCTCCCCGTACCTCCACTACCATCTTGTCCCTCACCATCGGGACGTAATAACCGTTTATTCCACCACTGATACCTTTTTACCCACATATGCTTCTCCTTTAATCAATGTTTGTAATTGTTTCTTTAGCTGCTGGATCTAAAGGTTCTGGAATATTTTTACTAACTCCAGTATCTTGTTTATTGTCAACATATGTTTGGTATGTTGCTTTAAGCTCATCTACATCTGACTCTTCGTCTATGACTACACCCATCTCTAACATATTATCTCTAAGTTCATCAAAAGTTATCAAACCTTTTTCAAATGTTGCGATAAGAGCTAATATCAACTGTGGATCAATCATTCTAGTATAGAACACTTTATTTAATTTAAAAACTATATCGTCTGGGTTATCTATTGGTCTACCTACATAGTAATCATACAGATAGTATAAAGCCTGAGTAATACCTAAGCTTACATTATCGCTTAATTTAGTCATCAAAGCTTCGTCTGTACTTATTCTAATTGAAGCTGCTGTAGCTGTTTCTCTACCTCGCGTTCCATCCGTAGCTCGCATACCTACTTTAAGCATACGTTCTTCTTTATTCTTCATTTCTGTAGAAACTAAGTTATTTGGCTGAGCTTGAAGTAATTGAGCAGTAGCTCCTACGGGTAACGGAATACTAGATCCTGAACCTAATAAAACTCCACTCTTCAAGTTCTGATCTACCCATGCTTGTGGAAGTCCAGACATCACTAATGTAGGTTGCCCTGTCAGAAAACAAGCTTCTTCAAGATCAGCGCTGTTCCGGTAATGTCCTAAATTAAGTTCAGCTAAAGGCAACAAAGGAGGTTGATCTTTTTTAGATGTATTAGACGTGATACCTAAGAAAATAAAAGGAATGTAGTTAAATGTGCTTCCACCTGTTTTTTTCGGAATGATCTCATATTCACCAGTATCAAAAGGAATTTGTACATCTTTTTCCCACAATGTTTGTTTGTATACTCCACCTTCTATAAACAAACGACGTGTTACTTGTTTAACATCAAACTCAAAAGGATTATTTTCTGTTGGAGTTTCCTTCTCCTCTTGAAGTTCTATTAAATCTGGTCTACGTATGCCGTCTATAACTGAGTCGTGCCAATTACTAATAGCTTCAGCAGGGTAAGGCGTAAAACGCGGTTTGAGTCCTTCTTCGCTCTCATCTGCCCTCGTCACTGCTTCAGACGGAAATTGATCCACTAGTATACCATACGATCCTTGTAAACCTAGTTCTGTAACAGCTTCTTTTGCAAACTCTAACAATGGAATTTGAGCACCTAAAGCATCGTCCTTAATGTACGCAATCTCATCAGGTAACTTAACGTTAGGTTCACGTCTGAAAATACTTCCAACCATAGTATCCAGTGTAGGAGCAACGACATTTAAGAATACTGCACGCAACAGATAGTTACTGTATTTTAAAAGATTCTGAGAATTTGTATTCGTAGCATCCGGTATAGGCAGGTACTTTTCTCTAGCTCTTTTAATAGCTGACGTACCTACATAACAATCTCTCATCTTACGATAGTCATCTTTGATCTTACTATACTCACGATGTTCTACAGTTGCATTTACTGACATTACATACTCCTACATCAACCTGACGCTGTTCGTACTCTAATAGCACCTGCTAACCTGTTGTTACTTTTTAAAATCCTGTACCTAATCTGGTCCACGCAATGATCCTCCGCCTGTGGATGGCTTTTATCAGGGATCGTTGGATGCGGAGGGAGCGACGGTAAAAATTGTATCGCAGCTTTACACGGGCGCATAATATAGAAAGCCTGACCTTCCCGCGACACAGCAGCTTTCAAACGCTCACGCAACAGTTGATAACCATTAACGATACTGCCGTCAGACTTATCAGAACGCTCCCATTCCACCCCGTGATCGAGCATTTTCTTTGCTATAGTATCACTGCTTACATCCCTTACGTTATGAATTTCATTGTCAGCAGGACCAGGATAAATAGTACCGTTAACCCACTTGTTAGCCTTCATCCATGTCTCACACTCCACAATACCCTTAGCGACCTCAGAAGGTGCCAATTTAAGCCCTTTATTACTGCCCCAATCTTCTTCAGCAGAACCATACCACTCAGCAATCATAATAAGCGATCCAGCTTTAGGCGCAAAGGGCTGCCCTTTCACGAGGTACGGAGCACCACTCATTAACTTGACTTCCTCCCCCGTAGCCTCTGCGTACCATCCTACAGCGAAAGGGTGTGTACTGCCCCAGTCAAATGCTCGATCCACGTACCAATGCGCTGGAATAGGAAAGCGCTCAACGATGTGTACATCGTCCCGCCACAAATCATCAAACATACCTCCTGCAGCAATGTCCCAACTTCCGTACAGCCATGCTTTCTTTTTGTTCTTATCCGTTTGTTGGTGCAACTGAGCAATGTAAGAATGTGGGAGATAAATATTCTCAACATAACTGCTGAACAAAGCTACTTGCGTTCTTTCTACCGTCAAAGGTTTTCTGGTCTTTGGATCTATAATCTCGATATTAGTTCTAACTATACGCCCGTATGGAGCAGGATCGATATAACGTTTCTTGACCCAATTTCTACCTACACCGAACGGGTTTGTAGTCGCCACAAACTCTAAGGGGATCGGTGGGAGTAAATGCTGTTTACCTGTAGCTCTATCGACTGGAGAATCCTTTTCCGGTGTGAAGGACGATCTATTGCAGCTCATCATCATATCTAGGAATTTAGGACTGTGCTGTTTGGTTAGTTCATTGGCACCTATGTAACAATTAAGGGAAAGCAACCCACAAGGTGTAATGTATGAGTGCGTGTCCTCTACTTCAATGTCTATAGTGTAATACTTCCCACATTCTTCGTAAGTTACAAAACCTAGTTCGTCTTCTATCTCTGAAAGAAAAGTTGTATAAGTATACGGATCTGCATAATAGATACCTTTTTCCGTATTTTCATCTAAAAATCTTTGTGTGAACAATGTGACGGGAATAAATTTCCCAAAACTAGTTTCGCAGCTAATCCAGCAATCTTCAGCATCTTCTATGTACATCCATCGATCCACATCTCTTAAAAATCTATGTTGCCTAGATTGTATCTGTTCTCCCCTGTATTCATGGCTATCTGTATACGTTTTAACTTTTACACAATCTTTCATTACTTTTGGAAATACTTTTGTTACCTTTCTGTATCCTTGAGCTGTAAGAACACTATCCCCAGGTTCAAGCACCTCAATAGGTACGTTCCCTTTATCGGTACATACAAGCTGTCCTACGGCTAGACAAAATTCCTGACCATGGTACGACCAGTAGTGGTCTTCTTCACTACCTGTTCTAAACAATAATTCTTCACCCGTAGGCCACGTCCACTTATACGCAGAAGATGCTTTTAAGAATTTAGCCCCATCTTCAAATGCTAGAAACAATCTTTGACTTTGAGCAATCAAATCATCCATATCCTTATACTCAATGTCAAAAATAACTCCTCGCCAGAAAGCACCATACCCCAAACCTACCCGGGCTCGAAACCTCATTAACTGAATGTTGCTGTTATGTGTAACTATAAAATCTGAAGTTATATACAGGTGTTCAGGGTCATCTAAAGCAATACAAGCACAGTCTTCTTCTCCATCAGGGACGATGGATACTAGTCTTCTACAAAGATCCTTGTGCATGTAAGGAGTCAACTTATTTAATTTTCTGGACAGCCTAAAACACGAAAATTTATTTCCTGGTTGTATGTGCACGTCATAATGATCTTGACACTTGACACCTTTATATTTACTTTCATATGGTCCATTCACAGTAGCCTTAGCTCCTAAGGATCTAGCTAAATACTGAACGTCTAGAGCTAACTGTAAACTTATTGTAGTGAATGTGCTCCCCGATCCATTTCTTGCTGTCCCGTCGGTGTCCATCAAACCTTGAAGTAAAGCAAGTCTATTATCACAGGGAGCTTTTAGGTACTTAGATGGTACGAATTTATCTTTAGACCTGCATAGTGCTAAACCTAACTCCTCAACAGCTTCATGCACTCCTGTACTATCATTATGCTTAGGAAGATAAAATTGTAAACCTGTATCACTCACTTCTGTGAACCCAAAACCTGCAATGTAATTTTTAAGTTCAGGATCAACAGTGGTAAACAAAACACTGCTAATCTTACCAACTCGACCTCGACGTCCTGCTACTCCGTATGTTTGGAAAGAACCATCCCCCAGCAATAAACCCAGTAGATAAAAATCAATCTCATATTTAAATTTATTAAAATTTTTCACAGCATTATCTATTGTCGGAACTAGAACAACTCGCCCGTTCAAGAGCAAGCGGTACAGCTCAGATGTATCATTCACATGCCAGTTTAGTTCAAAAGATTTTCTCTCAGAACCTACTACTTTATACTTCCATAAATGTTCTGCTCCTGCTCTACAAGAAGCTCCATCATCAAATGTCAACTTATAGACAAGTTTATTTTTGTGGTCATACTTATGCGTGACCTTTACACAGTTACCTCGCGGAGTAACTACTTTGTCTCCTACTTTAATGTCTTTTAATGTCTTCCATCCATGACGAGTTAATATTTTTTCAGTTAGAGGCTGCATTTTACCTCCCCCACGTCCACCTGTCAGAAGTATAGAGTCACATGTGCAAGCCATAGCCAATTCTTGACTAGTTCCTGGTAACGGACTCCACACTACAGAGGTTTGTTTAGACATTACTAATCTTTAATAATATCTATAAATTTTAACACCTGTTGTTTCCTCTTAGCGCTTAACTGTCTAAACTTACTTACTAAAAAATTCTCTTGTTCTGTAACTTCAGCATTCAACCTATTATCGCTAACTAAAAAATCAACTGTGACTCCTAGAACCTCAGCTATATTTCCTAATTTAATTCCTGAAGGTCTTAACAGCTTTGAATTCTCGATCTCCCACAGATAGCTTTTCGAACAGTTACTTTTGTCTGCTAACTCTTGTAGCGTATACCCCTGCTTCTTGCGCTGCTCTCTAATCTTTTCAGCCAACGATTTCATACTAGAAGCTCTCAGGTTTTGCTACAGCATGCGTTAGAGCCATTAATCCAAGCTGCAGGTGATCTTTAGCCAACCTAACCCATCTTTCAGCTTCCTGATGTTGACTGTGATATATGTACTCATCAACTTCTGTATCTTTAGTTAGCCTTGGCGCTACGCTGTAGAGTTTGCTAACCAACTGTCCAAGCTCTTGACCTTTAAGTTTGATCTCATTCATTAAGTCTATTTCTTCTTGACTTAGATTTCTATACCCTTTTATCAGAGTGTGCTGGTCTTTCATACTTATTCTTCCACATATTGGTAACTTGTTGTTAGCGTCCCTTGCTGTTTCTCTGCAATGGCTTCCCACGTATTCTTATCGACAGTCATAGGTACATGCATAACTTTGTTAGTTGAGCCCACTTGGGCATTAGTAACAGACTGAGAGTTTGAACCTGGACCTGTCCAACCCTGAATATCGCTGCAAAAACGCAGTGCCTTTAACTTAACGTCCCATGTCGCATACTCGTCATGTACCACTTTCATGGCTTCATGAGTAAGCTGCACCTTTGTAGGTAAGAGTTGAGAAACATCTGTTAAAAGCTTCGCCTGATGAGATACAACATAAGGATCTGCAATCCAGGCATGAGCTAACCAAACAGCTCTGCCGGAATTATGAGGCTCGACACTTAGTGCAGCTTTTAAAGGATCTTTCGGCCAATGAATGAGAGCCACAGCAAAGGCTTCCTTATCCCGCTTCTCTTTCTCCATCTCCTGAAGATCGATCTCAGTATACTGTTCGCTGCCTTGCCACATAAATACCTCCTTAAAAACAAATAGGCCACTACCTTCAACAAAAGCAATAACCTACCCTATTAAGGAGTGTGTACTAAGCGTCACGGCCTACACGGGCTCCTTCTTTACCCACAAACTG